GACTGTTTCACGTGAAACAGGTTTCTTGCTTTTAGGTGCGTAATTTGGTATGGAAGCACATGGCAGAAAATACCAAACACATCGGAAGACCTAAGACTAGAAGCCTGATTCTTGACAATCCAGACAACGTCGAGACGTTGAGGTCAGGTCTCGTGTCGGGCTTGTCAGTAGAAAAGGCATGCGCGTTCATTCCGGGGTTAAACCGTGATGAAGTATATTTGCGCATGGCGCGCGACCCCGCTTTTAAGGCAATAATCGCGGGCGCACGAGAAGCACAACAAGACGCAATTATTGAGTCATTAATTGATATGGCCGATAAAGCAACGCCTGAGACTGTAAATGTTGTTAAATTGCAAATATGGGCGCGGCAATGGGTTGCGGCTAAACTTGCGCCGAAGAAATACGGTGACAAGCAGGCGATTGAGCTTACTGGCCGTGACGGTGGGCCTATTCAAACCGCAGTCGCAACGATTGATGTTGGACGCCTTGATGACGAGGCGCGTGCGCAGCTCCGGGCGGCGTTGGTGGACGTTAAAGCGGAATGATTGTCTGGCCAGAACTACACCAGGCGGCGCAAAGCCGCGACGCATGGCTGCAAAGCGAAAAAGGCAAGGCTTGGTGTGCTGCATATGCCGCGATGTGGGTTCAAGCATTTGGCGCTTGCGGCCGCGCCAGTCCAGTGGATAAAATCGAGCGAAGTCGCAATGGAGGCGAAGATGTGGTTTGAAACGTTGTTGTATGTTGCATGTGTTGCAAACGGGCTTGGATTGGTTGTGTTGTCAAACGCAATCAACAGGATTGCACGGGCGCAACATAATCTCGAAGTCGAAATGTATGCTATTCGCAGTGGTAGGGCACGGTAATGCTGTATACCGACATCGAAGATGTTGCGATGCAGCTTTACGGCGCGGACCCTAGCGCAATGCAGCGACTAGCTGGCGCGCTCGGCGTCAATACAGCGACGCTCAAGCGTGTCATGGCCGGCAAGCACCCAATGCCGCCCGGCTGGGTGCGAGAGATGGACGATTTGTTAGCCGCTAAACACGCATCGTCTATCGCTGCACCACAAGACGGTTTTGACCGCGACGACCAAGCCGCTGACGCAATAGACCCGCATTTGCATTTATTGCAGGCTCGTGTCGTCGATGCAGGATGGAGACCGGACGAATTTCTGCACACCGTTGCAGATTGGACGTTTTTCCAGATTGTTGATAATTACGGTTACGAAGCAACGCGGGAGCTACTGCTGCGCTTGGCGGACGAATTGCACGCCATGCGGGAGGAGGATGTTCCACGTGAAACATAGGCTACCGCCGACGCGGGACGAAGTAAAAAAAGCACGCGAGGCCCGCGCCCTTGAGGAGGCGCGGGCTATTCCCGTGACTGCGGACGAATTGCGCGAAATGCGCGCGCTATGGCGGATTGAACGGGACAGGGGAAAGCACGATGACGCCTGACCAAGCAAGGTTGTTCGAGAACATTACGAAAAATTGCCCCGCCTTGCCGGCAAACAAAGGCCTGCGGCCTACCGGGCAGACTCTGGCCACAGCCATAGAGCACCACGCCCCCGCGTTCGCCCAGGCTATCGCCACAGGTAGGTTGCGGGATTCGTTTGCAACGTGGAACGATATAATGAGTGAAGGTCTTAAATTTGTTGAAGAATGCCGCGCTAGTGACGTAACAGAAGATGAAATTTTATTGATGGGCGTTTGCGCGTTTTTGGCAAATGCTCCATTGTTTTTTTCAGAAGTGAAAGGAAACGCCTAATGAAATGGTTGCCGATTAAAACCGCGCCGCAAGACGGTTCTTCTGTATTACTGGCCGATGGCGAAGTAATGGTAGTTGCATGGTGGGATTACAATTGGAAGACATTCGAGAATGATGACGCGCGCATTCTCTTTGACGGTGCAACGCATTGGCAACCGCTGCCAGACCTGCCCAAGTAATGCAAATGACTTGGGAACCCATCACAACTGCGCCTAAAACATATGGCGTTGAAATACTCGCCTGGAACGGAATGAGTATTGACGTGGCGTGGCGTTCGCTCGCCCGTCCCCATGGATGGCGCACTGTGGCAGGCGACATAGAGCCAACGCATTGGCAACCATTACCAGAACCGCCAGATGCTAGTAAAAATTGACGGCAAAACAATTGACGCAAAGCAAACGCTACTAGAATTGGACCGCGCCGATTGTCGTGACAGCCTTGCAACGTTCATTCAAATGGCGTGGCATATTGTTGAACCATCGCAACCATATATCCACGGTTGGCACATTGACGCCATCTGTATGCATCTCGAAGCTATTACGGATGACGTTGAGAATTACAACCGGTTGTTGGTGAACATTCCGCCAGGCACGATGAAAAGCCTCGCCGTCAGTGTGTTCTGGCCGGCCTGGGAATGGGGGCCGTGCAATCTGCCACACATGCGGTATGTGTGCGCCTCGCATACACAAGACCTCGCCGTCCGCGACAATATGCGCATGCGGCGTTTGGTTGAAAGCGACTGGTATAAAAGCCGCTGGCCGCATGTCAAACTAACTACAGACCAAAACCAGAAAATTAAATTTGACAACACAGATACAGGATTTAGGCAAGCCGCTGCTGCCGGCTCTATTACGGGTAATCGTGGCGACCGCGTTATTATTGACGACCCGCATAGCGTTGAAGGGGCCGAATCAGAACAAAAACGAGAAACAACCATACGGTGGTTCAAGGAAGCCGTCCCAACCCGCCTGAACAATCCAGAAACTAGCGCCATTGTTGTGGTTATGCAGCGATTGCACGAAGGTGACGTGTCCGGCGTTATTCTCGATGAAGACCTTGGTTACGACCATTTAATGTTGCCTATGCGGTATGACCCGACACGGGCTCAACCAACGCGGCTAGGGTTTGAAGACCCTCGCACTGAGGTGGGTGAGCTGCTGTTCCCCGCCAGGTTCCCGCTGTGGGTGGTGGAACGTGAAGAAAAAATCATGGGGCCTTACGCTACGGCAGGGCAGTTTGCGCAGTTGCCGGCACCGCGTGGCGGCGGCGTTATTGACCCTGATTGGTGGCAGTTGTGGGAGGCAGACGATTACCCGCTGTTTGATTTTGTCATTGCTTCTTTGGATACGGCTTACACTGAAAAACAAGAAAATGATTACAGCGCTCTAACAATATGGGGGCTGTTTTCAGCAGACCAGACGGCGCGGTCTACCCGGAGCGTAGATGGTCGAGGTAGGTTGCATAGCGGCTCTGCGGAAGATGCAGATGGAGCCCCGCGCCTAATGCTGTGCATGGGATGGCAGGAGCGGCTGGCGCTTCACGACTTGGTTATAAAAGTTGCCAAGACGTGCAAATTTTTCAAAGTAGACAAATTGCTGATTGAAAACAAGGCCGCAGGAATTAGCGTTGCACAAGAGCTAAGAAGGCTGTATTATAACGAAGATTTTTCTGTCCAGTTACAAGACCCGCGTTCCACAGATAAACTCGCGCGGTTATATTCCGTGCAACATTTGTTTGCAGAGGGCATGATATACGCGCCAAACAAGGATTGGGCGCAGATGGTTATCAACCAAGTTGCTGTTTTCCCAAAAGGTAAGCACGATGACTTGGTTGATACAGTGTCGATGGCGTTGCGGCATTTGCGCGAAATTGGAATGCTGCAACGCACCGTTGAACGAATTGATGAGATGGAGCGGTCTAAGCAACACATCGGAAAACCGTTCGCCCCGTTGTATTAAGGAATTTTGAATGTCTGGTCTTATCCCGTCCAACGCCCATATTCGGTTGCAAGATGAGGCAGAGCCTCTTAACCAGCCAGACCCTACGCAGGTTTTGCTTGATGACACGCAAGGCCCGGATGAACCTGTAACGGATGACGATGGCAATATAATCCGCATTGAGCACGACGACGGGAGCGTTACTATTTCGCTTGACGGTTCTCCTGTAGCTGCCGGAAGGGATGCGGCCCCTAAAGGGTGGTTTGACAATCTGGTTGAGGATATCAGTGAAACTGAACTAGCACGTATCAGCGATGACTTGATGCGCGGCATTGAAGACGACATGCAGAGCCGTCAGGATTGGGTTGAGGACCGCGCCCAAGGCATTAAGCTGCTGGGCTTGAAGGTCGAGATTCCGGGCCTTGCGGGTGCCGCCGACGGCGCTCCTGTTGAGGGCATGAGCCGGGTGCGTCACCCGCTGCTGTTGGAAGCCGTGCTGCGGTTCCAGGCTAACGCCAGGTCGGAGTTGCTACCCACAGACGGCCCGGTGAAAATCAGGGATGACAATAACGGTGCGTTGATTGGCAATGATGAATTGGCCGACGCGCTGGAAAAAGACTTAAACCACTATCTTACAGCTACGGCGACTGAGTATTATCCAGACACGGACAGGATGTTGCTGCTTTTGGGTTTTGGCGGCACGGCTTTTAAGAAAGTGTATTTTTGTCCTTTGCGCAATAGGCCGGTTTCTGAAACGGTTGATGCAGACGATTTGATTGTGAACAATTCCGCTACGGATTTGAGCAATGCGCGTCGTGTAACGCATCGGGTGCTAATGCGTCCCTCCGTTGTCAAGCGGCTGCAAATTCTTGGCGTTTATCGGGATGTTGATTTGTCAACGCCGCATGAACGCAAGATGGACGCGGTGCAAGAAGAAAAGCAGGCGCAGCAAGGTATTTCGGAAAACGTATCGAACCCCAATGACCGGGACCGGGAGATTTATGAAACGTATTGTGAGTTGGATATTGTAGGGTTTGAGCATAAACTAAAAGGCAAAGTAACGGGGCTTGAGGTTCCGTATCGCGTGACAATTGACGTATCGTCAAAGAAAATTTTGTCCATTGTGAGGAACTATGACAAAGCAGACACACTCCCGGAAGCCCGCGAAAATTTTGTCAAATATACTTTTGTTCCTGGCCTTGGTTTTTATGACATTGGGCTTCTTCACATTTTGGGTAATACTACTAATG